CGCCGTCAGCGGCGATGAACAGCGCACCCTGCTCTGCCTCGTCCACCTGCTGCAGGTACTTCAGCGCATTGACGGGCTTGGGGTCAGCGGTGCCGCCGATAGCGTCGGCCTGCAAGGTGGCGATGCCGTCGTCAATGTCGCGCTTGCCGGCGGGCCAGGCGATCTCGCTGCGGTCGAGGATGTCAATGATGCGCTCGCCGGTCGTGCCAGCGGTGGCAGTGTGCGGCTGGATCTCCTGCTGGGCCAAAAAGGCGAAGCCGTCAGTCGTCTTGACGCTAGCCACGTGGTCGCCGTCCAGGCTGTAATCCAAATCCCAGTCATCGACCACACCGGCAAAAACTGGGAAGCCGTTGGCTGAAATCTGCACCGCCTTGCGGGGGCGCATGGAAGCGCCGTAGGGAGTGATGGCGGTGCCCGCAGCCGGGTCGTATTTGCGGCCCGTGTTGTCCAAGTCAATGGTCGCTGCGCCCGCCTGGTAGCGCTCCAACTCCCGCGACCGGCCACGGCGCACCGTCACGGCGCGCACGTCCTCGGTGACGTCCTCAAGGATGTCGCCAGCCAACTTGAAGGCAGTGCCGTCGAGTTCACCCTTGGTCGGGTCATCGAGGGTAAAGAAGTCACCGACGCCGCCAGCGGCCAAGTCGAAGGCAATGCGTACCCGCGTGTCAGGCCGTGGCATAGACCGGGCCATTTCTGCGCTCGTAAGCCTTGATGGCGTCCACCACCTGGCGGCCAACCTCGGCACCGTCCGTGCCCATGCCAGCGTTCACCGTGATGTTGATGGATGCGCCACCGCCCCGCACCGGCTCACCGGGCAGCGGGATCACAGCCTCAGGGCCAGCCTCACCGATAAGCGCCAGCGTTGGCTCAGTAACGATGCCGCCCTTGGCAAGTGCGGGGATTGTCGGCAAGTCTGGAGTGCCAAGCGAGAAGGGGCCGACGGTGAAACTTGCTTCACCGATTCCAAAGGTGCGCGCCGGGATACTGAAGGACAAACCATTCCATGCGCGGATGACTTTGTTGATTCCCTCAATCACGAAGTTTACGGCAGTCGTGAATGTGTCCACGATGGAATCGCGCACGGTCTCAAAGACGCCTGTGATGAACTCCTTGATTTCAGTAAATCCATCAACGAACGCCTGCTTGACGTTTTCCACAAACGTGGCAAAGGTTTCGTGCGCATTGAGTACGAACTCGCCGATGGCGACATAGACTTCGGCAATCTTGGTGATGAGCTGCACCCAGAACGAGATTACTTCAATGATGCCCTCAACGACAAAGCCAAGGAATGCGACCAGCGCCTTGAGATAGGTGCCATACAGCGTGGCAATTACCGGCACCACGTTGTTCACAATGAACTCAGCGATGAGTTGGAAGGCCTGCTTGAGGCCGTCAATGGTCTCGCGGTTTTCCTCGATCTTTTGCTTCACCAAGTCAATGACGCGGGTGACCGTGGCGCGGATGGTCTCAAAGACCTCCATGACGGTATTGCGCAGCGTTTCGCTGTTATTCCACAGGTAAGCGAAGCCAGCAGCGAGCAGGGCAACCACAGCGATCACTGCTGCAATCTTGAGAGTCAGAGGGTTGAACACGGCGATGACACCGCCGACCACGCTGATGACCTTGCCTACTACGAGCAGCACCGGGCCGATGGCGGCAGCGATAGCGCCGAACAGCACAGCCATCTGCTTTTGTGCTGGCGACAGGTTCTTGAACGCATCAACCAAAACCTGCAACTTGCTGACGAACTGCTGCACAAACGGCGCGATGATGTCACCGATTTCAATGAGCGTGGTCTTGAGTGATTGCAGCGATTGCTGCAAAGTGAAGCCGGTGGTCTCGGCGACTACGCCAAAGGCTTCCTCGGTAATCCCAGCAGCGTCATTGACTGCACCGAAGGTGCCGTCGAGGGCTGAGGCGTCAGCATCCAAGACCTGAAATGCAGCAGCGGCGGCTTCCGACGAGCCGAGCAAGCGCCCGAGCTGCTCGCGGTTGCCGCCGAGTTTCTCGTCCAGCATCGCCAATGCGCCAGGCAAACCCTGCTCGCTGATGGCGTCACGCATATCCTCAGCCGACAGTCCAACCTTGTCCAAGGCCTTGGTTGCCTCAGCGGTCGGTGTGACGAAAGCGCGAAACAGCGCCTGCACCTGGGTGACCGACTGCGCAGCATCGCCGTTGGTGCGCGTTAGCAGAGCGACCGCGCCACCGAGATCCTCCATGCTGGCGCCGGCTTGCTTAGCGAAAGGCAGCACTCGACCCAGCGCACCCGCGAATTGTGAGGTCTCAAAGTTGCCGGCCCGAGCGGTCGCCACGATCACATCGGTGGCTTCAGCGGCGTTGAGTACATCTGAGCCGTAAGCGTTGATAGATCCAGCCACGGCGCGGGCAATGTCGTTGGTCTCCCCTAGGCCTGCAGCGCCGGCCTTGGCTGCCGACTCCAGCGCACCCATGGCTTCCTCGCCGCGCAGGCCCGCCGACGTGACGACGAATAGAGCATCAGCCAACTCGTTGGGCGCCTTGGCGGTCTCACCGGCCAGCTGCAGGACGCCGGCTTCCATCTCGGCAACCTCGTCGGCGGCGATGCCGACCAGGCCCGTGATCTTGGACATTGAAGTCTCAAACTCAACCGCTGCGGCAGTAGCCGCTGCACCGATACCAACCAGCGGCAGCGTGACGCTTTTGCTCAGAGTGCCGCCGACTTTTCCGATTCGGTCGCCCATGGCTTGCATGGACTTGCCCATGTCGCGGAACTTGTCACCGGCGGTACGGCTTTGCTTCTTGAGAGATTCTAGATCACGTTGGACTTTACGGATTTGCTTATCGTCGTAGTCGCCATAGATATGTACGCGGATGCCGTCTTGGGCCATCAGAGACCGACCGCCTTCCGCGCCTTTTGGAGTGCCGCCTCAATTTCTTGACGGGCGTCTTTGATTCCGACGTAGTAAGAGGGATAGAGAATTCTTGGATATGGGCCAGACTTGAAGCGACCCAAAATGTTCCTATTGAAAGTGCGAGACCCAGCCCACGTTTGCTTGGAGATTGTGTTTTGCGAACCTGCCAACTCAAAAATGCTGGCCGCTGGATCTTTCTGCACCGCCTGATAACCGAAAGCCACAGTGGCTCCTCGCTTGCGTGCTCGATAGGCGGCAACCTTTACGCCCTTCTTGGCGCGCGCCTTGTCAAATCTAAGGTTTCGCACATTCTCTGTGCGGTCTTGCTCAACCCAGGAATAGCCCCACTTGCTCAAAGGTGGCATAGGACTGATGCCGTCAATGCGGCGCTTGGCCTCTTTTGCAACATGGCCAGCGCCCTGTTTCATGCCCTTCTTGAGTTCCTTGGAAGTTTCCTTGTCAAACTTCTCAAGGCGGTTGATGAAGGCTGCGATGTCGCTGTCCATATCTAACTGCAGCGAAGCGGGCATTACTTTTTCGCCGCCTTCCTTTGTTCGGATGCGCGCCACCTGAGATACCGATACATGGTTGCGAGCATGCGTGGTGATTCGTCAGCCAATTGACTAGGCGCTATGCGCCACTCGTAAGCCAAGTGGACTATGAGCCAATGGGCTGACCGCTCTCCAAAGGGGGCGGCTCCTGGCTGTCAGTCAGGCCGACCGAGCCGACAGTTTCAATCCATGGATCGAAGTCGAGGCTGGTGAGCTGCTGGCGCTTGAGTGCGTGCCAGCCAAGCCACAACACGTACTCCAGCCGCATGGATTCGGCAAAGATCGTGAAGGGCTTATCAAACTGTCGCTCGAAGGCGATCAGGTCGGGGGCGGTCGCATTTACGTCCACCCCCGACCCGTCGCTGTAATCAACGTGCAGGGCAACCTTCATCATGATGCAGGACTCCTTTGCAGGGGGCTAAGGGTTATGACTAAGACGTGGCCCGAGTGACGGTGCCCGACACAGGCCAGGTCACGGAGAGGGTTGCCAGATCGCCTACGCTGCTCGCGAAAGGTTGATAGGCGTTTACGAGGCATTCCGCGGTGTAGGTCGGATTGGTGCCCGATACCGTGCCGCTGGTTGGCTTGATGACAACCGTGGCGATGGTGTTGATGAGCGGGTAAAGCGTGTCGTCCACGCTGCCGCTGCCGAAGTCTTGGTGGAAGTCCAGCGTCAGGCTTGCACTCTTGAGGCCGCCAACGCGGGTGCGCCACTCGCCACCAAAGGCCGTGGTTTCCACATCGTCAGACTCAATGGACAGATCAACAGATGCCAGCGAGGTGCTGAAGTCATCACCGTTGATGGTGATGTTGTAGTCGTTAGCCACGAACTTGGCCATGGTTGCCCTTCTTTCTTAGGTTGCGTAGACAGTCACAACAAACTCAGCAGCCAAGTAGGTGATCTCACCCACCGGGACGCTGGAGTAGTTGCGCATTTCGGTGACGCGCAGGTCTTGCACTTCGCCGCCAAGTGACCTGTCGGCCTCGATGGCGGTCTTGATGCTGGTGGCACCCGTGGGGTTGCAGTAACCATCCAGCAAGTTTTGGGCGGTGCGCTCATCGACTCGACCGACAATGACGAGCACCACGAATTCGTAGGTGTCCAGGCCGCGGCCATAAGCGGTGTCAAAGGACACGCTTTGTGGCATGACGATGGCCACGGGCGGGTTGGGTTGGTCGGGCATGATCGCCGCAGTGCGCAAACCGTTGATGATCGCCAGGTTGGTGGCGATGCCGGTGCGAATGGCCGAAAGCGTGGCCATCAGGCAACACCGACGTGTTTGACGAAGGGCGCGACTAGTTGGGCCACGTCAGGGTCTAAGCCCTTAGAAACGCGCATAGCGCCGAGGTCGCCAAAGCCGGCAACACCGAGCGGTGAGTCAAGGCGCTTGTAGATGCGCATAGCCTGGATCACGGCGGCCTGCTCGATCTGTGCTGGGATCGCTGGCCAGCCCCACAGACCGTCAATGCGCACGGTTGCCTCGCCCCAGGCGTAGGGCCACAGCCTGGTGTCGATGGCGCGCAGCCGGGTGTAAGGCCAGTCCAGGCCGTCGGCGTAAGCGTTGAGTGGCTCCAGCTGGTAGTCCTTCGCCTCCCACGTCACGTCAAAGACTTGGTCGCTGACTGTGCTGGACTCCACCGTGATCGCCGTGCCGGCGAGGTCATCGACCTGCAACAGGTAACCGTTGTCGGGAGCGAAGTAGCGCAAC